AGGCCGGTCGATATCCACAACGGGACCAGGCATTAGTCGAGATCGCCTATCGTCATGGGCTGCGAGTCTCAGAGTTGATTGCCCTTCGCTGGGATCAGATCGACTTGAAAGCTGGAACAGTTCATGTGAACCGGCTGAAGGGCGGCATCGCATCGGTCCATCCCTTACGCGGTCCAGAGCTACGCGCTCTGCGTTCAATCAAATCAGATTCGTCCTATGTGTTCTGTTCGGAACGTGGTGGACCAATGACAGCATCGAATGTGCGAAAGATCGTAGCGAAGTTGGGGACCATGGCCAAGATTCAGTTTCCAATTCATCCGCATATGCTCAGGCATTCGACTGGATACAAGTTGGCGAACGACGGTCACGACACACGCAGCCTTGCACACTACCTGGGGCACGCCAATCTGCAGAACACGGCGAAGTACACGGCACTGAGCCCGCATCGCTTCAAGGACTTTTTCAAAGACTAGTCGCTCAGCCTGAGACCCACCCCGGCCTCAACATCTTTAAAAACTGGGTCGGGCGGCATCTCACAGGCGGGACCCTCGCTGTAAATTTCCTTTCTAAAGTTCTTTCGAAAAATTTTATATTTTCTCTGAACCGGCCCAGGGCCAGAGGCCCCCGCCCCCTTGTGGGTTTCCCTTCCCTGAATCCAAAACGCCCCTATAAACCATATCCGAATGGCTGGCAGGCCCTTTATGGCCTCCTGTTCGACCCCGTTTCGCTCCTGACCCAACACCGTACCTGCACAGCACGGGCCTCGATGGGGTTTGTCCTCCCCCTTCTCGGTTGGAGATCGGGTCTATCTTTACCCATTCAGGCAGTTGGGTTGGGAGCGGATTCTCCGAGTGCCCCGCATGACTGAGCTCTGCACAAGATGCAAACGAGACGCCCCGATCCGAATGCGCGACACATTGGGCATTCCCGGAATGATGGTCGCTTATCAACTGTGTGGAAGCTGTGTCGATTACTACAGCAGCCTCGATGATGACGACGCTACCCAACAATTCGCTGCCGATTTATGGCAGCGAGCGGCGGTACTACACCTGAAGCCCCAGGGGACCGCATAACAATGGAGAAATCGACAATGGAAGCACTAAAGCAAATCCTCGAAGAGGTTCAAGCGCGCCTTGAGCCTCACCGGAATGCGAAGGCGTCGGCCCAAGACTTGGCTGCCCACGCCCTAGTCCTCAAACAACAGAGCGCCGCGAATGTCGTGGAAGGCGAGAAGGACGCAGATCAGGCACATCAATTGCGGGCCGATCACAACAGATTGATGGAGGCGAAGAAGGCCGAAAGGGTTAAGGCGCGCGCCGACCGGATTGCATCGGGACGAACGACAGAAGCCCCGCCACCCGTCACCGATGATGCCGAAGGCCGACGCCTCAATGAAAATGCTGAGGAAGCTGACGCGGCCTTAGCCCGCCTTCGTGAGATCGACTCAATCCATGGAATCGAATTGCAAAAGGCCGAAGCCGCCGTCGTTGCCGCAGCGAGCGCAATTTATCAAGCGTACCTGGAAGGGATCGCCGGCCACATGATCGAGCACGATTCGATCATGCGGGGACTACACGCGGAACTATCTGCAATGGTGCCGAGTGAAATCAACAGACCCAGGACCATGCGGCGTCCGTCACCACTGGTCGAGAAGGCTCTGGCCCTGGTCGTTGTTGATCAATTGCATGTCCCTTCCAATCAGCTACGCGGCGGGGCCACTGCTATCGAACCCTGGATAGATCGCAAACGCGCACTGACCGGATAATTTTATTAACTGGAGTAAATGAGATGACTGTTTTGAAAGTAAGAAGTTTTGATTCGCTGACTCGCCGAGCGTCCAACCAAACGCTCGATACAATTCTCACTGCCGCCACCGATGCAGAACTGGCTGCGTACATGACGGCGCGCGCCAAGATGAATCCGGGAATGGTGTGGGATGGCTACTTTAAGCCAATGCTCGCCGCCTTGGATAAGGCGACGCGAGATGAAGTGATGGGTGAAATGACCAATTATGGGAACGAGTTAGCACAATCCAAATCCATCGGCGAAACCGAAGCGAGCGGCCTGATCTTCGGCGGCGAGAACGATGACGAAGAAGAAGTGGAAGCGCAACGGCTAATCGAATCGAACGGAGCCACTGGTCCAACCCGTACTGGCGATGCTATGCGCAAGTGGCGTGGCCAGGACCATGACCGGATTGCCGACATGCAGAAAGCCAACGAGAAGTACTGGAAAAAGTAGGCGCGACCATTAGCGCGCCTCGCGTGCAGCCGTGAACGACATGCGATGCATAAACATCGGCGGCAGCCCAGCTCGTAATGCCCCTGAACGTCGGGTATCTCCTATAGCGAGTGATGCGGCCGCGAAGATTTGGCGAGACAAATCATCGGCTGATGTACGTACATCAGCGAAGTCCCTCGACCCGCGAACTAGAAGCGGAGCACGGGACAACCGGAGAAACGAAATATGACTGAACAATATTTACGCAAACTAAGTGTGGTCGTTGCTAAGGCGTCCGGGGAAGGGTTGGAATTCTCGGAGTTCAAGGTCCAGTTCACTGTGCGGCGGGGAGACTTCCAGACGCCGAATTCATGCGATGTGCGCATTTTTAATCTGAGCGACAAGACAGTTCACCAAATCGCACAGAACGAATTCACTCAACTATCGATAAGTGCGGGCTATGAAGGCAATTTCGCTTTGCTATTCCGAGGCACGATCAAACAATTCCGGTTGGGGCGTCTAAATGCACTGGATTCCTATGTTGATATCACGGCTGCTGATTCTGATGAGGCGTATAACTTCGCGCCGGTTTTGGTCTCTGTGCCAGCGGGGAGCTCACAGGCGACCATCGCTGATGTTTTGCTGGCAGCGATGTCAAAATATGGAGTGACGCAGGGGTATCTGCCGGCGCTCCCGTCAAATGGGCTTATTCGTGGTCGGGTGATGTATGGAATGGCAAGGGATGAATATCGCGATTTCGCCTGGCAAAACAATTGTAAGTGGAGCATCCAGGACGGCGCATTGACGATGATTCCGTACACGTCCTACATCGCAAATACGTCGATTCCAATTATTTCAGTCTCTACCGGGTTAATTGGAGTACCGGAGCAGACACCCCAGGGTATTAACATTCGGACGCTGCTCAATCCCAAACTCAAAATTGGCCAATTGGTTCAACTGACTGCCGGGGTCAACACCTTTCGCCGGGGGTTGGATCTGCCCTCACAGGTCAAGAACATAGGCACCACCTTACAGGCTCAGACCAGCGCGGACGGCCTTTACTACGTCATGGTGGCGCAACACGCAGGCGATACCAGAGGAAATGAATGGTACACGGACGTTACAGCACTCTCCGTCGATGCCACGATTACGTCAGACCAAGCTCTGAAGGCGCTGGTTGCAGGGAGCGCGGAAAGCATTCTTCGGTACGGACAATAGGAGGCCCGCATGAGCGCAAACATTGATAGTTGAGGAGCCGGCGCCACTACGTCCCAGATAACCCCTGCAAATACGGTCACCGATTAAGGTATGTAATCGGTGGGAAATGTGTTGATTGTCAGAAGGGGAAAAGACGTCTCGCACCGGAGGTTCACGATGTACCTGCCCCGCAGCCAACGTCGGCAGAGATTCCACAAATTCGATTCGATTGGCGCAATCCAGAATACGTTGCAGTTTATCAAGAACGAGTCGAGCGTTTACGACGGTTGAGAGCGAATCCTCAAGCTCTACCGGTTCTGACGCTGCACTACAAAAATAATCCTGCCCAGTTCATATCGGATTGGGGCATGACGTTCGATCCGCGCAACGTCGAAAGGAATTTACCGACCGCGATTCCCTTTCTATTGTTTCCCCGCCAGGTTGAATGGGTCGCATGGCTACTCGAAAGATGGAAAAACCAGGAACCCGGCTTGACTGAAAAAAGCCGAGAGATGGGAGTCAGTTGGCTGTGCGTCGCGACTGCTTGCACCCTGTGCCTGTTCAACCCTGGGATGGTGATTGGATTTGGATCACGCAAAGAGGAATACATCGATCAAAAGGGCAACCCAAAAGCGTTATTCGAAAAAGCCAGGTTCTTTCTATCCAGTCTCCCTCCGGAATTTTTGGAGGGTTGGGATCGCGAGAAGCATGCGCCCTTCGGACGCATTTTATTCCCCGGTTCTGGGTCTGCAATCACTGGTGAAAGTGGTGACGGGATTGGACGCGGCGATAGAGCAAGTTTGTACATCATCGATGAGTCAGCGTTTTTAGAACACCCCGAATTGATCGATGCCAGTCTTTCACAGACTACCAATTGCCGAATTGATGTAAGCACGCCAAACGGCTACAACAATCCGTTCGCGATCAAACGGCACTCGGGCAAGATTTCTGTTTTCACTTTCAGATGGCAAAGCGATCCCCGGAAGGGCGAGGACTGGTATCGCAAGCAGGTGGAAATTCTCGACCCGGTTACATTGGCGTCAGAGGTCGATATCGACTATCGCGGATCAGTCGAAGGCCAACTGATTCCAACGTCTTGGATTCATGCAGCTATCGGTGCTGCTCAAAAATTGGGAATCCAACGGACCGGACAACGATATGCAAGCCTAGACGTGGCCGACGAGGGGAAAGACTCGAACTGCCTGGCTGCAAGGCACGGGATTGAACTCCAATATTTGAAATCCTTTTCAGGCAAAGGACGCGACATATACAAGACGACCGTCAGAGCCTTCGCGCTTTGCGACGAACTCGGATTCACATCGCTGACCTACGACGGCGATGGCCTGGGCGCTGGAGTTCGTGGTGACGCCAACAACATTAACGACGAACGCGACAAGGCCGAGAAGTCAGTCATTCACATCACGGCCTTCCGGGGATCAGGCCAAGTGTGGCAACCAGAAAAGGAAATGGTGAAGGGGCGCAAGAACAAGGACTTCTTTGCTAACGCCAAAAGCCAAGCGTGGTGGAGTTTGCGCCTGCGTTTCGAGCAAACGTACCGAGCTGTCATTGAAAAGATGCCGGTAGATATCGATGCAATTATTAGCCTCGATCCCAAATTAGATGAATTGGAACCGCTTAGAAGTGAATTGTCGCAGATCACTTACTCAATTAATCAAACTGGGAAAATTTTAATCGACAAGCAACCCCCTGGAACACTCTCACCCAACAGGGCTGACAGCACCATGATCGCCTTCAACCCTCAGCAGCGCAGCCTAGAAGTGTGGGCGCGGTTGGGGCTTGATTAGATTAGAGGCCACGCGCATGTTGGGGATTCACAAGTCGCAAATTTTATCGTGAGCAACTGGGCAGTCAAAAGGTAACGGTCTTTCGCCTCCTGCTTCCGGACTCGCAGATGGGTGGTGAACAGTGCTGGTTTTGCGGAAGGGTCCATATTCGCGAACATTTGTTTTCCGTCAATGATCTCTGCTTCCGCCACGTAGGAGTTGAGTAGTTTGAAATTCTGCGCCTTATCCCTTATTTGCTGAGACGCAAAATTTAGAATGCTGAGATCATGTGCGAACCGGTTTCGAATGTCTTTTAACACCATCAAATCGTGATGGGCTTCTGTGCTAATTAGTCCAATCAGACACGCAAGATCAATCTTTGCACTAAAACTCCCAAGAGGGCCGGAAGCCTGAAGTAGGCGTTCTTCAATCTGTTTCGATCTGTGAAATTTAGCCAGCATTGCGCGCTGAAGCCGGTTTTCAATCATCGAGCCGATGACGATCCCAATTGCTCTCTCGGAGTCGAGATCAAGGGTACTGAGAATCGATTTCTCGCCGTCGTCCAGAAACACCCAGACGCCATCGGGACGCTTTATTACCTGAATGTTGAGGTTCTCATGCCCTCGCTGGGCCCCAATTACGCCGGACGGGATGTCTGAATTGGGCGAAGATTGAACGCGCATGCCGCAACCTTCACAAATGTAATTTAGTCCCCTTAGGAGCGACTTTGCTGGGGTGGCTCTTTTGTCCTGACAAGCCGGACAGGTAATCAGTAACAGGTCGTGTATCGTCGCAAGCTTGATTTCAGGCGGTTTGAGGGTATCAGTCATGTCATGTCTCAGCGTGCAA